GTGCGTGCTTGTGGCAACAAGTATGAGCGGGAGGAGTAAAACGCTCTTTGAGGTGAACGATGAGTGCCTACGCATTAGGTATTTCCAAACGGCGCGGGACGCGATTGCGAGGGAGTTTCCTATTGCTGATGTCTGCTATGGGTACAACACGCTGCTTTGGGAAGGTGGCGGGTCGGACAAGTGGCTGGACAAGGTATACGCCGAGCAAGATACCGAGGTCGTGATCTCTTGCGAACACGGGGGTACTTGTGAGGAGGAGTTTGTACGGGCGCAGGTTGCGCTTGGCAACGAGTAGAAGGGGGAAGTATGGATAGCAAGTTGTTCGATCACATCAAGAGGACGCAGCGGGACAACAAACGCCGCCTGTTCTGGTGGCGTATGAGCGTCCTGTGGTTGGGGTTCTCGATCTTTCTGGTCGGCGTAGCAGTAGGGAGGATGATCTGATGGGCGCAAGCGCAGAGGTGTATCTAACCATTACGGCAGACCGACAGAAGTCGCCATCGCTGTATCCAGAGGTGGTGGACAAGTGGTTGTACGATGCGGGGTTCATCATTGACGGGGAGAACTACCGCAGGTCATCGCTCCAATCTGGGGACATCTATGAGGTGCGTGGATACCACGTTTCCTACGATGTGTTCCACGATGATTGGTGCGATGAGATCGTGAAGAAGTTCTTCGCGCTCGACAAGGAGTTAGATGTAGAAGTCTATGTCTACAACTTGGATCGGGAGGCTGATGCGTCGGCAACGACGATGAGGATAGCGGGAGATTTGGAGTTGGAGGACGACGAGCCTCAGGGTTGTGAGCATTGTGGCAACGTAGACCACAAGTGCGCGTGCGACGGCGGCATCGGCCCGAACCTAGTGATGGAAGTGGTCAAGTGAGTCTGGTCGATTCAGTCGTATGCGACGGCTGCGGCGAGTCAATGCTCGTCGGACACGATGACCTCGTGGAGAAGCAGGGCTGCTACTACCACGATTGGTGCTATGGCGAGATGAGGGCAGAGCAGCGTGCCGCCCTCGCAGAAGCGAGAGCCACGATGGACAAGTGGGAGGAGGAGGAAGTATGACGAAGGTAGATCACTATTGCTGGGATTGCGGGTATGTGTTCGAGGCGGAGGCGTACCAACCAGGTAAGACTTGGCTGCGCACCTGCCCGAAGGAGGCGGAGCACGGCAACAAGCTCACCGTAGAGGCGGCGGTACGCCTCATCAAGAAGTCGATGGGGAGATTCTTCACCATCGCCTTCACCAAGCGCACGACAGGCGAGCGGCGGGTGATGACCTGCCGACTCGGTGTCCACAAGCACCTGAAAGGTGGCAAGAAGGCGTACGACCCAGAGAAGTTGGGGCTGATGATTGTATGGGAGCCGAAGTCGTCGGAGTACAAGTCGATTCCAACGGACGCGATCACCGAGCTTCGCTTCCGAGGCAGGAAGTACTCGGTGGGCGCGTGATGGATAACCTTGTCGAAGCGTTGTGGTTCGTGTTCCTTGCGTTCTTCTTCGTCGTAGCCTTCGCAGGTTCCTGATGGTGGAGGACGCAGTAGAGATCGGAAAGATTATCCTCATCGTATTCCTACTAGGTTTGGTAGGAAGCGCGTGATCGAAGATGAGGATAGAAAGCAAGCAGTAGCGGTGATCGTCGGGGCGGAGATGATCTGCCCCGACGATCATTGGAACGACGACTACCGCACACGCCCAGACTCGGCGTGGACATCGCACTACCACAAAGAGGGCGACCACGTGGAGTTCTCTGGCCGACCCTACGCAAAGGACAAAGAGGGGTGGGTCAAGGCGTACATTGAGGCAGAAGATCAGGTCGTTGAGCTATGGCGCAGCGGTCATAAGAAGGCGCGTGCTATACTTGACCTACCCAACGAGATCGCCTACACCTGCGACGACTGCGGTCTGTGGGCGCACGTCGAACACAGCGACCCGAAGGATACGTGGTCAGTTGAGGGGCGCAGCGGTGCGCTCTTTGCCGCGAGAGACTGCGACCTAAGAAAGAAGGAGGGCAAGTGCGGCAGCAGCCAAGAAGCATTGAGGCAGAGGCAGGACTGATTGGCTCGTGCCTGATCGACAGCGACGTGGTGGCGTTCGCATCGGACATCAAGCCAGAGGATTTCTCCAAGCCTTCGCATCGGGTCATCTGGCGTGCCGTCCTCGCAGTCTCCTCTCGTGGCGACATCGTGGACGTGGTATCGGTCAGCGATGAGCTGAACCGACAGGGGACGATTGACGTGGCGGGTGGATACACCTCCCTGCCCGACCTCGTTGCCTCTACGCCGACGAGTGCCAACGCGCAGCATTATGCCGACTCGGTACGTACGAAGGCGACGCTACGGCGCATCATCGAGGCGGCGGCGAAGATTGCGGAGATCGCATACGAAGACCCCGCCGATGCCGACGAGGCCTTGGATCGGGTTGAGGCAGAGGTGTACGCCGTTGCCAGGACGACGAGGCGGTCGGACTTTGCGGGTATGCGGACGCTCGTGGACGACGCGATCAGCAAGTTGGACTGGATACGGCACAACAGGGGGAGCAGTCGTGGCATTGGCTCTGGGCTGGCGCAACTTGACGAGATGACTGGCGGGTGGCAGCCGTCCGACCTCACGATCATTGCCGCTCGACCGAGCGTTGGCAAGACGGCGATGGCGTTGAACATCGCGCAGCACGCTGCCATCAAGGAGGGCAAGCGCGTTGCGGTGTTCTCGTTGGAGATGAGCCGCGACCAGTTGGCGACGCGCTTGATGTCTGGCGTGTCTGGCGTGGACATCTTCCGTATCCGGCGTGGCGAGGTGGAGGGAATCAACCTTGCCCGAATCGCAGCGTCGGTGCATCACCTTGAGGCGGCTACGATCTACATTGACGACTCGCCAGTGGCATCGCCAGTAGACCTGCGGTCAAAGGCGCGTCGCCTCTCGTCGGATGGCGGGCTGGACCTCGTCATCGTGGACTACCTCCAACTGATGATGCCGACCAAGCAGACGAAGGACGGCAATCGAGTGGTGGAGACGAGCGACATCAGCCGTGGTCTGAAGGCGATGGCGCGTGAGCTGGACGTACCAGTCATCGCGCTGTCGCAGTTGTCTCGTGCCGCCGAGCATAGAGAAGGAGGCCAACCACGACTGGCTGACCTCCGAGACTCTGGTGCGATTGAGCAGGACGCTGACCTTGTGATGCTGCTATGGCGTCCCAATGGGCAGGAGCACGCGCAGGCAGAGGAGCGAGTCAAACTCTCTCTTGCCAAGCATCGCAATGGACCGACGGGTGAGATTGACTTGACGTTCGTCAAGGCTACGACCACCTTCAAGGAGGACGTATGAGCGAACCGCTAGTAGCAGACGGATTCGATGACGCCATCATCGGGATGGCAAGGCAGTTTAACCAAGTGTTGGTGGTCTATGATGAAGACAAGTGTCTGTCGATCCTGATGGAGCGCGACGGGATGACCGAGGAAGAGGAGGAAGAGTTCTTTGAGTTCAATGTGGTCGGCGCATACGTTGGTGAAGGGACACCAGTCTACGTGCGGCTCGGCACGAAACCAGAAGATGTGCTAGACTAGATACGTCGGGTGGTCCCCCTGCCCGCTACCGAACCCCCTGATGGAGCCTCCCATCAGGGGGTTCATTCTTGTGTGCAGACCGGGCAGTTGCCGAAGATGCTGCCGTCGTGGTCGTGGACGGACGACAGCGGGACATCAGATGGAATCTCTCGACCGATGAGCGTCTCGTAGACGATGCCGTTATCTCGGCACCACTGGCGCAGCGACTTACCTTCCTTCGCCGCTGCCTCCTTGAATAGTTGCCTGACCTCTTCGTCGCTCACGGATCAGCTCCAATGCTAGGTACACACCAAAGGCGGCAGTCAGCCGCTGTTCAGGGGTGAGGAGGGGTAGGAGACCACCCCAGGTAGAAACGTGCCTCTCCGTGGCTCCTAGACCCTCTAGAAGCGATTCTACGGAGGCTTCTAGAAGGTCTTGCTCAGTACTCCGCCCCATTTGGAGGGGCTAGTTCTAGGTTCGACCACTCGTTCTCAATGAGGGAGATGATGATGAGACAATAGTTGGCGGCGTCCATCAGGGCATCTCTCACCGACGGATGCTGAAGTTCCTTCAGCGATGCCTGCGAGAGGACGACCCTGCCCTTGATGAACTCACCGCTCAATGCTTTCTTGACACGACTCATCTTGTCGTCGGACATACGAGAGAACACACCGGGGATACCGAGGGACTCGATGTTGGCTGGGCCATACTGCGCCTGACGCTGGACAAGGATGTCCCGCGCCTCGTCGTAGAGTCCTTGGAAGTACTCCTCAAAGTCCTTCGGTGTGTTCCTCATAGAGCCTTTCCAGCCAGCGGGCTTTGTGTTCGTTGACGATGAACCACGCAACGGCGCATCGCTTGCCGCATCCTTCGCACTGGAAGAGGCGGAGCGTGTACTCTCTAAGTGTTTGCGCAGGCTGTCGTAAAGGCTTGAGTCTTCCCTTACATTTGTTGCACGCGAGTCCAAGCTTCACTTCTTCCGTTCAGCAGCGAGGACGGCAATGGTGAACGCTGCAAGTGGACCGAACGGTACTGGCGCAAAGGCAGCAAAGGCAGCAGCCACCCCGTAGAGGAGCGAGATGCGCGAGTGCTGCGTGGCGACTGGTGCTGTAATGATCTGTCGGATTGATGGCACGACGATCTGTTCGTCGTTGTCAGGTTGCGTAGCCAAAGTCTACCTCCTTGATGATGGCATTGGCGGCGTAGGCTGCCAACTGTTCCTTGTTTGGTTGTCCATCTAGCCCATCCAAGATGAGCTTGTAGATATGAAGCCAGACCTGCGACACCGCAACGGCATCGGGTTTGCGCTTCTTGGCGGGGATGCTCACTGATCTTCGCTCCTGTCGCGCAAGATGTCATCGCCTGCCCGCTTCCAGTTGGCAAGGCTCTCCGATGTGCCGTCGGTCTTGATGGACGGCGCAGCCTTGTCCTTGTCGCTGACGATGAGTTCTGCCCTGACCCGCTCCAAGTCCTTCTCGATGTCGGCCAAGCCGATGTATGAGATCCCGGTCTCGTGTTCCGGTCGGTAGATGTCGGTCGTTGCGTAGGTCACGGTCGTATCCTCAAGGGCGAGGAAGCCACGACCCCACCACCACGGGGCGTAGAAGACCTTGCCGTCTCCAGCCTCCATCGTTTCGGAGATGACCTTGCCGTACAGGATGGACGATGGGTCGAGGTTCACGGCGTAGACAATGGCCTTGCCGCTGGCAATCCACATCGCCTTGTCCATCAAACGCTGAGCGTGGATGCCACGGAACGTACCGCCGAGGCTCCACGACATATTGATCTGTGCGAATCCGTAGTCCTTGAGCACCTCGCTGAAGAACCCTCGGTTATCCTTGAAGACGTTTGCCTTGATGATCTTTGGTTCAAAGCTCACTGGTTCCCTCCTTGCCATAGTGTTGTACGAAGTCGTCGAAGTCTATGATCGCCAGAGCACGCCGACGCTTGCCCGCTCCTGGCGAATCGCCAACCACCAGCACCGCCAGTTGGTCAGCCTTTGGGTTAAGTTCTCTTAACCATTTGTCTAGTCGCTCTGGGTAGGACAGCCCGACCTTGCACTGGACCACGAAGTACCCAGCCTCCACGTCGTTCTTGCCGCCGTACATTCCAGTCCGCTTGCCATTGAGACGAGCGGCGACCTCCCTCTCGAAGCTGTTGCCACGCTGCCTCGCCCGCTTGCCACGGGACGACCGCTCTGCGTTCGCCTCTTGGATGGCCAGGTCTTTCATCTTACCCATTCTTGACCCTCGCTAACTGGGCAATGCGTCTGCCCACAATCATCTTATCTCCGAGGACGATCAGTCCGGCGGCGATCAACTCCTTGTTCAAGACGCGGTTCTCAATCGTCTCGCGCAAGAAGAACCATCCGTCTGGTGCCTTCGCTGCTTCGTAGCGGACGGAGAGGCCAGCGTAGATCCTGCCGTACCGACCGTCTAAGAGATAGCAGATGTCGTTGTTCTGGACGATATCTAGATCGTCGTCGATTGATCGTGCGCTGCGGCTTACTTCGTATCCAGACATTTCCTATGGACCCAGTGCCACTCCGTTGACCGTCTGGCGTTGATGAACTCAATGGATTGTAGGCAGTATGACTCTGCCTGCTTCTCTATGGCAAGGGCGCACTTGATACAGGGACGCACCGTCCACCTCGGAGGGAGGCTCTTGCCGCCACCCTTCTGGGTTTTTACTCCTGCCACATCGACTCCATTGCCTGCTGCGCCTGTTGCGATTCGTATAGTCGGATGGCAGCAGCATTCGAGGTGTCATCCATAAACACTGCCACCATCCGACAAAGTTCCCTAGGGTCGTAGGCGCACGCTGGGCAGCCACCATCGTGCCGACCCTGGGACCTGAATGTTGAGATCCTCGCCAGCGCACAGGTTGCCGCAATGACGGCCTGCTCTGGCGTCTTGATCATTACTTGACCTCGACTGGTGTCCAGATCAACGGCGATGCGTCACGCACCGTCACGTCCTCGTAGTTCTTCCCTTCATACTCGCGCACGTTGCGGGATTCCCCAACGACGTGCAGGTTTGGTCGCTTCTCGCCAGTGTTCTTGGCGCGAGCCTCGGCTACCTTGTAGTAGATCTTGAACAGATGCTCCTGCGTCTTCTTGTCAAAGACGGTGAGCGTGAGGTAGACATACTTGTCCGATGGCTCGGCACCGCGTGTCTCCTTGTCCGCAGCTCGCCACTGCGTGTAGGCATCGGTGGCACGGCTGGCAAAGAACTCATATGCCTTCGTCCCAGTCTTAAACTCTTTCTCTTTCGGCTCCTTCTTGTCTGACATCCAGACATCGTAGGAAACCTGTGGACCACGTGCAAACTCTGCCATCTTAGAACTCCAAACCATCTAGGTCGGGCTTCTTTGCTGGGGCAGGAGCGACCTTCTCCGTGTCCCCGAAGATCTTCTTCGCTGCATCGGCAACGCGATCCGTTGACAGATCTGCCTCAGGATCATCGCCTGTTGGGATGAGGAACCCAGTGAGCAGCGCATACTTCAGCGCACCAGTAGCAGCCTTGTATGCCGCCTTGTCGCCTGAGTCTGCACCAGTGCCTACCGACTGGAACGACAGCGTCTCGCCGCTATCGCCATCGGTGAGCGTCCACGTGAACCGCAGCGTGAGCAGTGTCTGCTTGCCGCTTGGCGTGAGGCCCTCGCTGATGACATCGATGCTTGTCGGTGTCATTGAGACATTGAACTTTACGAGCTGCTCGCGCACCTTGTCGGCAACTGCCGATGCCTGCACGAACTTGTATCCCTGTGCTGAGTTTGTTCCCGTCTTCGCAACATACCCGACCGCCTCCATCACCTTGGCGATCTTGGCTGCGAGTTTGACTGGCTGCGTCATCATTCCCTCCTAGTAAACTCTTGCGAGCTGCTTTTTTGATCTCTTGATCTTTGATTCAGCGTACTTCACTGCGCTGTCAAAAGAAAATGCTTTTACAGGATGAGCCGTCGTGCTTACACGAGCATTTAGATCTTGCTTGACTAGGAAAAATCCTTCGTCATTAAGATGCAGACGATACTTTAAGTATCCATCCTGAGTTTCCCAAAGAGCAACTGGTCCTTGATTCGTCATCCCCGACACTCCTTCAACCATTGGCAGCCCTTGCAGGGCCACTCCGCCTTCATATCTTTCCCCCTGCGGGACGGCAGGCGCGGCGGCTTGCGCTTGCCGAAGTATTGTAGCACACGCAGGACGCGGAGTGCGCGGTCTCGCCACGCCCTGTCTAGCCTGAACTCCAAGAGCTTGAAGTCCTCGGCGGCGGCATAGATCACCCGCGCCTCCACAGGCTCGCCCGTATCCTGTTCTAGGATGTGGGCATAGATCGACGCCTGCACGGCGTGCTCTGGCTTGACGTCGCCGATGTACTGCATCCCACGGTTGGTCGTAGACTTGTACTCCCAGACCTCCCGCTTGCCGTCAGGCCACGTGACGAAGGCGTCCACATTGCCAGAGAAGTCAAACTTTGGCAGGAGGATCGGCACTTCCTCTTGGAAGTCTAGCAGTTCGCCAGCGGCAAGGGCATCCTTGCCCGCCTTGTTCAGCACCTCAGCGACGGCGTGACCTCGCTCAAAGATGCGGTACAGATTGTCGGGGAACGGATTGCTCGGCGCTACCTTCTCGGCGGCGTACCACTGCTGCCGGATGCAGGCACCGAGCAGCGAGCCACGCCATCTGGCGACGGCTGGTCTCCCAACCTCTGCCTTGCGGGTAAGGTACCCGTCAAGGATGCCAGAGAAGTTGCTCACTCCAGTCCTTCTTTGTACATCTCCGTGCGCGTGCGAAGCTGACCCCTGTACGACAGCAGGCACGCCTCCACTGATCGGATCTCAGCAGGGTCGTCGGTCGTTGCCAACTCGCCATCGCGGATCTCAAAGTGGTAGAGCAGGCGGCTGTTGTCCATCCAGTAGTCGCGCTTGTCTCCGTCGCTGCCAACGTATGGCAGCACCTTGACGTTGAGCGCATTGCCGATGCGGTCAGCCAACTGCGTGACCGTGACGTTCTCGGAGCAGGCGTTGTAGATACCCTGCACCGACGGAAGGATGGCAGCGAGCGAGATGATCCAGCCCGCATCGTCCACGTTGAGGATCGGTCGTCGCGCCGTGGACGCAGGTCGAATCTCGCCAATGTGGATTGCTTCCCACGTGAAGGCGTTGACCACGAGGTCGCGGCGCATATTCGGGGAGACACCCCACAGCGTGCCGAGGCGCAGCGAAACCCACGAGTAGTTCTGGGATGCCAGCCACGTGTCCATCTTGACCTTGCTCTTGGAGTACGCGGTCAGCGGATCAACGGCGGTATCCTCCTTGGACATCTCGCCGTTCGCGCCATAGACTGACGCCGATGAGATGTACACGAAGCGACCGTTCGGATTGCGTGACCAGAAGTC